CAGGTATTCTCCTTTCCCTGCCGCGGATTTTAAGCCGCCTCACTACACACTCCAGGCTACTCTTGCCAGCGGAGACAATTTTCCTTCATTCGGATTGCGGGCATTACCCCACTGCTGCGACTAGGACTTATCCGGTAGTACCTTTCGGTGACCCTTCCGCCCAGTTGTTGCCCACTCAAGGTGGACATGACGACCGTTAAATGGTGGTCCTCTGCCAACGCATGCTCCTAATAGAAATCTACTCATTGCCCCCACATTTCATTTGTTCCCGAAGCGTGCACCCAAGAGGTGTGAACGCAATCAAACAAGTACCCCTCCTGACACGAACGTCAGGACGGAGGACTCCAACTTCCAATGCTTTTCTTTTTTTGTTTCTTTCCACATTTTTATTTTAGTAATGCCCATAAGGCGCCTACACTCAACGAGAGAGAGGTGGGCCAAACGGGCAAGCCTACGCAATTCCGTCTTACCGACTCGTCTAAACCGCAATGTCCCGCTCTTCCAGTCGATAACACGATCTTCTGGAGACGGGTTCCAAGCGGCGTCGACAAGGGCGCTGAGAAAAGCTTCATCCTGGGACGAATCCTTAGTCTCAACCCGATGCCAGCGTTCCGGAATCTTCTGCTTATGGTAGCCAACAGACACGGTGGGAAGTGCCTCCTCACTATCCAAATTACTATAAAACGACTCCCTCTGCGAGTATCCTCCGCAAGCAATGGCGGCGTCCGAAACTCTAGCACCTAACCCTCTTCTGAGAGATCTCTGGTAAAAGAAAATCGATCGCCTATGCAAACGAAGGAAATGACCGTGAAGCCAAGTTCGAACATGATTGGGAGACGCGGAGGCCAAACAAGCCATCCGCTCCGCTATCGACGAGGCGTCCTCCACCGCGGAGAACCACCAAGTCGACCTTATCACACGAACAAGACTTACTCGAGAAAAAGTCGCTGAAAAAAATGTAGAATTAAGAGAAAAGAAACGGTTGTCAACAAGAGTTTTTCCACTCGACAAAGTAAGACCAGCTGATTGCACCCCCTCTCTCCAACGCGAAATCTCTTCAGGGCGTGCCCTGAAGACGATGTCGTCCCCGTTGATACGAACTGGAACATTCTTGCGAGGTACAAAGTACTTGAAAGCAAGATAGTTCACCAGGCATAACAACGGGAAAGAGAGTAGGTTGCCCATCAACTGGCCCCTAGCTTGCTGTCCCAAAAACTCCCCTTTCGCCGAAAAAAATCCGCAGGATTGAGATGCGAGGGCATGTTGAATGATGTCTGAAGGTACATGCGTACAGCGGTCGGTAACCATAGTCAAAATGAGGCGTTGAACCTCAAGACTCAAGTTATCGGTTGCCGACTCATAGTCGCCCGACACAAACAGCTCCCCCCTGACCGCCTCGAATCCTTCGAACCCTCCCGGATCCGCTTCTCCCCTCAAGAACGCACTTTTTTTTGTTAAAAAGGAATAAAGAGTATCGTGCAATGCACCCAAAGATTGCATCGAGACACGATTTTTTGTCACAATCCTGTACTTGCCTCCCGTGAAAACGGAGACAGCACGGACTGTATTCGGTGTGATCATCCAAGAGGGCTTGTACGAGCCCCTCAAGTAATCACAAAACTCTTTCCTTTCTATTTTCATGTGCTCGTCCATCAACACGGCACGAGCACCCCCGTCAGACCTTTTCTTTTCCCAGCATGCCGACGTTGGCAAAGTCATTCTGTCAATCCTCCGGTCATACCCACGATCCCACCCAACCGGGAACATCCTATCCAATTCCTTTCTAATAAAAGCCAAGAAACCGGGGTCGGGTGCTCTCGAAGGCGAGATCATCTTCCTGACGTAGGCGTCCACACTGGGTGGATCCGACGCTGGTAAGACCTTACGGAACAAAAAAACTGAGCCGAATATCGACACACGCTTCGTTGGGGAGAGGGAAGAAATAGCCTCCCCCCAAGGATGAAGGTCATTATTCAAATTTTTTTTAAATTTTAAAATCGAAAAGTTCTTCGATTCAAGAGCA